TCCATATGTTTAGCACTCTGTAAGCAGCATTCAGCTCTCTGTATGCTTCAACTGTTTCTCTATTGTTATCCATCAAATCTAGTAATTCATTTGCGACTTCATCATCAGTTAGTTTTTCATTCCAAAAAATTTTGTTAACTTCAAACAACAATCTGTTTACATTCATTTTTCTTCCTCCTTCAAAGCTTCAATTGCTATATCTACTACTTTTCCTAGTACGTCTCGACTCGACCAACCTGCTATATCTTCATAGGCAATTTTCCTTAATGCTTTTTCATATCTTTCCGTTTTTTCCTTCAACAGCTTACATTCTTCGTTCCTTTCAAAAAGGCGGCTATACGTATCAGAATGGCTTCTTTCATGGATCATTGCTTTCCATTCGAGCTTTTTTATTTTCTTGTCTTTTTCTCTTAGGTGTCGGTTCTTTTTGGTGATTGTTTCTTTTAGCTCTTCCTCTAACTCCCGAACACGCTTTTGTTCACCTGCTAACTGCTTGTCCATGTCCTCTAGATCTTGAGCGTTTTTCAATGCTCTTTCAGCTTGGTTGATAAGCCAATCAATTTCCTCAACCTCAAAAACCTTTGGAGGATGATCAAGAATTTCTTTACCAAAGTTCCATGATTCTATGATTTTTCCCATCATTTCTTTATCAGTCATTCAAATTCTCCTCCATTCTCTTAGTACCTCTATAAAAAGTTGATATGTTTCTTCCTGCCTTACTGGATCGCTTTTCATCATGCCTTCGACCATGGCTTTGATGGTGTCCTTTTTGCGCTCTTTCCGTTCTTGATGTGCTTTTATATCTTCATCAAGCTTATCCGGTTCAAACTCGTATTTACTTGCACCCATGTTGCTCCAATTTGCTCTGTGACGATTAACCATGTTGTTCCTCCATTAATTCTTGCGAGTCAAACCAATTTCCAACAACCAACACATCTATTTTTTTACCTTTTTCGTTCCAATTAACAAATTCAAAAATGTCTTCCTCTAAATCATATTCACCGCCGCTAAGAACCCAAGAACCGTTTTTAAATAAAACAACCCATAAATACCCATCTGGGTCTTTCACGATATCATACTCGTAAATATCAACGTCCCAATCGTCTTTAAAACCAGTGCATTGACCTACTGTTTCAGGAATTACTCGAACCCAAAATTCATGGATAATGTAATCATCTGTAGCCTCCAATAAGTCCCCAACAATGTAGGGTTCATTCCCATCCATAACTAAATTTCCGTATACCCAGCCATTTTTGTGGTCAATTTTCAACACATCTAGTTCTTCTGTTGACATTAACGCTATTCCTCGAAACTTAATCTCACGCATTAAAATCACGTCCCATTCTTTTTAATGTCGCTAACAAGCTTTTAAGTTCGTAATATGTTAAGTCATCTAGTGTCATAACTCCATAACCGTGTAATTGTTTAATCATTTTCTGCTTCTTTAGTTCGTTCGTTAACATGACTTTTTGATACAATTTCATTTACATTCCCCTTTTTGATTATTTTTTCATTGTCCGTATCGTATATTTCACTACAATTCTTGCAAACTCTTAATAGATGATGGTTTTCAATTTTCAAGTTAAATGATCCATTTCCACATGTCCGGCACCGTCCGTTTCTCTCGTTTAAGGGTCTTTCCCATTCCCGGACCGCCTGCCCACATTTTGGGCAGGTATTGAGTTTTTCACCTTTACTTGTGCGTTTTACAGATGTTTGAATAGGACCGCAAGAGTGACAGTAATATCCTTTGTTAAACATGATTTGATCCTCTAAAAAGGTAAGTCACTATCATCTATGTCTATTGGATGTCCGTTATTTTTGAATGGATCATTTGTATACTTTCGGTTTTGATCTTCCTGTTTTTTTGATTCTAAAAATTGAATACTATCTGCAACTATTTCAGTAACGTAAACACGTTTTCCCTCGTTATTTTCGTAGTTTCGTGTTTGTATCCGTCCGTCAACTGCAACCATGCTCCCTTTTTTGGTGTAATTTGCAACATTTTCAGCAGTTTTCTTAAAGGCTACAACGTTTATAAAATCTGCCTCATATTCGCCATTTGCATTTTTAAATGTGCGGTTGATGGCGACTGTAAAATTAGCAACCGCAACCCCTTGTGGTGTAAATCTAAGTTCTACGTCTTTTGTCAAGCGTCCTACGCCTACCCATCTATTTGTCACTGTTTACTCCTCCTCCTTGTTTGTAGAGTTTTTCCATTCCCACCATTTTTATGCCATTGGTGCTACTCTTTTTCTGTATTCGTCAACAAATTCAACAATTTTTCCTGACGACATATTTAGTTCATTTGCTAGTTTTAAATATGTTTCTATCCAATCTTTGTAGTAATCTACAAACAATAGATCTTTATTCACTTGTTACCCACCATTCTCGAAAAACTTTTCAAACGTCTTATCATCTGTATTTGGAATCAGGTTTTCTTTAAACAAGTCATATTTGTCTTTGTAAAAATGTTCTCCAAACATTTCCTTCCGTTCTTGTCGCAACGTCTCCGCTAGTCCCCAATTTTTATGTACTTCCTGATGATGGGTTTTACATAAGGGAATTAAATTCCGGTATCCTCCCCGTCCGCCATGACTCCTAAATACGACATGGTGCATTTCAATCAGCGGATTTCCACAAATAACACACCAATTTCCAAATGCTTCAATTGCCCGGTTATATTCTTTTTTACTCACTTTTCCCCGTTGCCGTTTTGTTGGTATGGTTCGACCTTTGTAAACTTCTAATCTCTTTTCCTTTTTCCCGGGATTTTTTAGTTGCTTACTTTTTGGATATGGTCGATACTCAAACATTTCCTAACTCCTTTCAAACATGCCTAACAATGCCGGAAAATTTGTAAATTCTTTTTTAAATTCACGAAATGTTTTTGTTGTGTTTTCCCTTGTGATTTCTTCTTCTAATGGATATTCCTTACAATTCAAAGGTTGCTGACGGAACTTCCTAATAAAAAATTCAATAGCTTCACGTTCGCTTTTTGCGAATATAAACATGAATTGTTTCTGGTTTTTCTTTAATGAATAAATCCTTACTTTTTCAATTTTTAATGGGTTTTCTTCTATCAATCTTCTAACTTCTTCATGATCTGCTAAATCTAAGTCAAAATTAGAATCGTCGTCTTCACTGATTTTCCCTTTTTGAAGTAAATGAATTATGTAATAAACTAAGGGTTTTTCTTCGTACTTTATTGCTTCATCAAGCAGTTCTTTAACTGTAAGCATCTACAACCTCTCCTGTTGCTTCGTTGTACCGCACTTTGACTGTTAATGTTGCACCATTCCGGTTTTTAGCAATAATTAATTCTAAATCATCTTTGTCTGAGTCTTTGTTGTAGTATTTTTCACGATACAAAAACATAATTACATCAGCGTCTTGTTCAACACTCCCTGATTCACGAATATCCGACATTATAGGGCGCTTATCATTTCTTTTTTCAACACCCCTGTTTAGCTGTGCCAAGCAAATGACCGGGCAGTTTAAGTCTTTTGCCATATTTTTTAGGTTTTTTGATATGTCCGTTATTTGTAGATGTGCATTACCTCCGAAAAAGTCACTTGGTTTTATCAAAGTCAGATAGTCGATAAAAATTACCGGTTTTTTGCCTTTATACTTGTTTATGACTTTTCTTGTTTTTGCTCGCATTTCTGCAATTGTTTGACCCGATTTATCAAATATTTCAATGTTTGTATTTCCAAGAACCCCTATATTTTTTGACCATTGTTTTTTTTGGTCGTCAGATAGGTACTTTTTCGGATTTCTCATTTTCCCCCGATTGATTCTGCCGGTCGAGGCTATTAATCTATTTGCTAGTTGTATAGCCGGCATTTCAAGAGAAAATAATACTGGGATATATCCTGCCCATCCAACCTGTTTTGCGAAATGCAACATAATGTCTGTTTTACCCATTGACGGTCTGGCAGCTATTATCGTTAATTCTCCATCCTGAAAACCATTTGTTGCGTCATTTAGTAGTTTTATTCCTGTTGTCGCCCCACGTTTTTCATACTTTTCATTCCAAGGCGCTTCGTATAGATCAACAAGTAAATCAGATATACTGTGATTATCATTTACAATGTTGTCGTTGATTTTATTAAGTTCGTTTAGTACTTTATCTATGCTCCAATTATTTAATTGGGAAATTGATAAAATGTTTCTTTTTTCTCGCTCTCGCCAAGACTCAAAAACAAGTTTTTCGTATTCTTCAAATTTTGTTTCGTCTGCATATGTTAGCAGTTCATTGACATATGATAATCCACCTATTCCCTCTATATTTGCGCTCATCGCTAACGTTACCCGGTCAACCGGTTTTTTCTCTTTTACCAATCGTTTGATTTCAGTAAATAGTATTTTGTGCCGGCTTTCTTCTAGCTGTTCAGGTTTTATACTAGTGTCACTGATTAAGTGATTCGCCTTTAATAGTGTTCCTAAAAATGCTTTTTCCGGAATACTCAATGCCAATCTTCTCCTTCATTAAAATCAATCTCTGTTCTTGTTGGTATTGAATGTTCAGCCTTGTTTTTTTGTTTTTGTGCTTTTACTTTTAATACAAGTTGATCAAATCGTTTTCTTAATTTGGAAGGTGATAAAACATTTGCCATCTCAAAATCATCTTGTTGTACCCACTTCATTAAGTATTTAATTTGTTCTTCTGTTCTGTTATCTCTTTCAATCATCAGCCTTATATCGTCAGCCCATTTTTGATAGTTCGGTTCCTTAAAGTTAGGATTATTTTGTTTTATTTGTTCTACAAAGTATTTAGCGAGCATAATATAAATTGAGTCGTCCTCGTAAACCTGTTTGCGAGTATTATTATTCTTTACATTCTTTACATTCTTGTTTGTGTTCATCTGTTGTACATTTGTTGTACATTTGATGTTCATTTGATGTTCAGTTTCTTGATACTCATGCCAGTTAACTATTGATACAATGCTATATTTATTAGTTTTTTTGATGTTCAACATTTGCATTCTTTCAAGACAGTTTAGATACCTCCACCACGTCAATTCATTTAGCTTTAATTTAGCTTTTACACCAGCATTTAAATCATCAGCCAGTGATTTTCGACCTGTTATAAATTCACCAGGAGTTAGTTTAATAACTTGATTTCCTATGATTACTTCCCTTTCTTTATGAGTAGCTTTCATCAAACAGTAAAGCCATAACTTTAGATAATGAGGATCATTCCATATAGGACTATCAACTATTTTTCTGTGTAGCTTAATCCATCCTTGCATCACCTCACCCCTTTTAATCTATGCAGATAACATTCATTGTTTGTTTTGTAAAATATTGATTGCTTTTGAGGCTTCTTGGCTTGTCCAATGTTCCATATCCTTATCCGTTCCTATTCGTTGTTTAAGTAATTGATAAAGTTCATCAAAGGTATGTTTTTCATTGACACTCTTTTTTAATAGATTGGTAACCAGATTTAATTGCTTATCGCTTGCCATTTTTTCTTGCTTTGTCTTATTTTCTTTATGATTTCGTTCGTCTATTGTCGTATCTGCTTCTGGATCATCACCAGTTGGAATAAGAAATGTTTTCATCAAGAAATACTTAGTTGCTCCGGTATATGCTTTATAAAGTCCTTTATCACCTTTGTCTTGACCTTCACCCCAATATACCGATTTCAATGTTTCACCTGTATCAACATCAACCAAAGTAAATTCCATTTTCACCTTTGTAAACTCTCCTTCTCGGCTTTGCTCGAGTACAGTAGAGAAAAAGGCAAGCCCTGATTCTAATAGGATCGGTCGTATTGATTCTGTGAGGTCTGATTCTGTCGCATAAGCATACTTGTGAAAATTATTGAATCCGTTTTTTGGTACCCTGCTAACTTGTGACATCACTTTAGAAATCTTTAAAAATATACCCTTTTCGCTCACCGTATTATTTCGCCTCCACTGAATATTTGATGTGTTCTGGTTCAATGGTGATACCTTCAACTACTTGTCCATTCTCATCAACAGCAACTAACTTTCCGTCAACGTCTGCAATCCGAATATTCTTCTTCAAATCAGCCCAATTCAATGTAGGTTTTACGTATGCGTTCATTCCATTTTCCAGAACGTGTTTTAAAATTGCTTTTTCATCTGCTTTTTTTGGCTGTGCTTTTACCGCTCTTGCTTTACTGGCACCATATGGTGTACTGATTGTTTTTGCTTTTGGATCCTCAGCAAGGACTTTTGCATGATACTGATTGATTAATCCCTCAAAAAAGCTTATACTATCAGTGACACTTTTCTTTTGCGTTTGTTCCCAAGTGTCGATTCTTTGGCGTTCGGCTGCGGCTAAATCAGTAATTTCTTGTTCTTTAGCTTTGTAAGCCTGCAACTTACGAAAAGCCCAATTTAAACTATTTAAGTCTGTTATCTCGAACGCTTGTTTTTCTTCTTCTACTTCTTCAAGTTCCCATTTTTGTAATTCGTTCATTTTGTTTCCTCCTTTGCGATTTTTATAATCAATTTTTCTTTTTGAAAACGATAGACATCCCATTCAGTGCAACTTTGCTTTGTTCTCATATCGTTGTCTATAACGAATACTTCTCCTGTTGTCAAAAAGACTTTCATTTTTTCACAAATTTCCATATTTTCACTCCTTAACTACTTCAAAATTTCCGTTTAATCTAATTAATAGATTGATTCCGTCATCAAATTTTACAATTCCCCAGCCATCTGGATAAACTTCTTGTACTGTACCTAGAGAGCCGCTCGGAACAATCTCTTTAATGACCGGCAATGACAAAACTCTATCTCCAGATTTCATCTTTTTACTCCTTTCCTAAGTAATAATAGTTGCAACGTCATTAGTCATCCTTCTCTATTAAAGTTTATAACTAATTCGCAAAATTCTTGTAATTCTTTAAGTGCCTGCATATTTATTTCCGCCTCATCGAAGGCTGTATTGCATACACCTGTCACGTAATATTTGACATCATAATTTTTATCTACTATTGCCATAACTTCCTCTTCTTTGTGGTATATAAAAAATCCATTGTTGTTTTTATTAATGTGATAACGTTGTGCAATTTCTACGAGTTTAAGTATGTTAACACTCATTTGTTTCCCTCCTTGTTTCGTTGTTTTGTCAAATTGTATGTTATAGCGATTTTTCCCATTCTTCTAATTGCCGCATGCCTTCTTCAAATTCTTTTCTGCACTTTTCAGAGCATAGCGGTTTAATTTCGTCGCTGTCGTCTTCCCAAACACATTCACAGTTTATGCATTGTTGTATCATGTTCTTTTCTCTCCTTTGCCTCGTAATTTTGTTCTACTCAGCTACTTCTTCAACCGCTCCGTACCGTTTTAATATCTTAATAGCGTCATAGGATAGGTCATCTTTCCGGTAAACGTCATCATCAAGTTTTAGGTATTCTTCTCCTGTCCATATGGCATTGCCAAAAACATCCCGACACCATAATTTGTGCGGTTTTTCTTTCCAACATACCATTGGATTTTCAATTTCAAATCGCACATTTCACACCTTCTTTTAATTTCGATATAGTCTATTTTTTGCGTCATTTATATAGTCTAGTGCCGTTTCTAAAAAACGTTTTTTAATCTTCTCATTGGTACATTCTATTCCGTGTTCTATCATTTCTATGGCATTATCTAATTGTTGTTTTGCTTTATCATTTTCATCAACCAAACAAGTTTTTATTAACTCAACTAAAAACTTGTTTTGTATTTCTAATTTTTCTAGCCTATTGAACCAACATTCTTCAAAACGTTTTTCAATTTTAGATAATTCATTTTGGTAATGATCCGCCAGCGCTTTGATTGACGATTTTTCAACACAATCAACTTTGACCGGCGAAACAAATGCCCTAGTACCAGTTAACAATTCGATACCTATAAATCCATCATCCCTTTTTAGGCCCATATGTCTGTTTTCGCTCCAACCCACAATCCCAATCTCGCCTTCATATTCAACTAATTCACCGACTTCATAAGTGTTCATATTCTTTTTCCTCTTTCTTCATTCCAGAAATTTCCTAACATAACACCTATTAACATGCAGACTGAACCAAAAAATAGTGTTGCTATCATGATTTTCATACCTCACTTTTCATTTTCAAAAATTTATCAACAAAATATATTTGCCCCTTGCCTGTCACTTTTGGTGTACTTGTTACCCTTACATATCCGTCTGGATTATTGATTGTTCTTTTCTTTATTTCAAATAAGCCTTGTTCCATACTCCGCTGGGTGGGTAAATTTTTACTTTCTCCACTTTTGATTAAATATCCGTTATCTCTAAGCCATTCAAAAAGTCGATTTTGACCAATATTTACACCGTTTTGTTTCATAATTTTTGCTAATTCGCCGACCAAAACGGATGAGTTAGATGTCTCTACTGCATTGGCAAATAATACTTTTGGTTTTTGCTTTTCAAGTAAAACTTCCGCTTCCATCCGTTTAGCTCTTTCTTCCTTTAAACTTGTAGCAAGTTTAATGATTGTATCTGGATCGGTTAATACTTTCTCTATTGTTTCCGGTGTCATGTATGCACCGTGTTTACGGACAGATGGGATAACTTCGTGTGTGATCCAGCGTTTGAATTGTTTAGCTTCTTGTTTCCTGCTTGCTAAAATTAATGAGTACAAGCCATATTCATTGACAACATTAGTTTCGCCTTGACGCCCTAAGTTGAACTTAGACCGTTCATCTTCATCCAATCGACTAACCGCTATCGTTGGATTTGAAAGATCAAGAATTTTACAAACATCTGTTGCTACAAACCAAGGTTCATTATTTATAACTACTGTTCTCAAGTGAGATCCTTGGTAACTAAAAACCTTTTGAATTTCTTTCATATTCATTTCACCTCCGAATATTCCAATTATTATTCACCAAATTTCGCAAACTGGATAAAAAGAGAAGGCTAATAAACCACTAACTTTGTGGATGTTTTTTCAACCACCGGATTAAAAATTCTTCTGTTTCTTTTGCTGGAAACAACCATTTCTTGCCTACTCGAAACTTTGGGAAATCCGAATCATAAAAGAATTGCTCTTTTATGAAGTTGTCACTCATGCAAGTAACCTTGCATAGGGTTTTCATATCCCAAAAAACTTGCCGGCTTTCAAGTTGATCCAAACGTTTTTTTAGTTCGTCCAAGTAAATTTGTTCGACTTTTGATTCGTCAACCTGAATGTTTAGCATGTTTTCACCTGCCTTCATTTGATTCAAATAGATATTCAATTGGCAAATCGGGGAAAAAATGGTTTTTTATTTTGAACGCCTCGTCTAAATAAAAACGGAATTTTCCGTTAGTTTTGTCAACAATTGTTGCATATCGCAATCCTAGAAAATCCGCCAAATCTTTTTTTGTAATATCGTTCCTTGCCATCTCCGCCAAAAGGTTTCTGTACATATAAATTACCCTCCTTTCTACGACATGTCGTACTTTATGATTTAATAATATACTATGTGTCGTAGATTGTCAACGCATTAAATTAAAAAATTTTTATTTTGTCGTAAGTTTTTTTGTTTACAACGTATAAACAAAATGATATATTATAATTGTAGTTACGAAAAAACGTAATTAACAAAAAATAGAGAGGAGGGACATAATGGAAAGGGGCGAATACTTAATGAAGGTAATGACTGAAAAGGGTTATAACCCATCAACATTATCAAAAGAATCAGGAGTACCTTATACAACTATTAAGTCTATGATCGAGCGTAACTTAAAAAACGCCTCGATAGATAACGTCATTAAGATATGTAAAGTACTAGGAATAGGCGTGGAATCGCTAGATACTCATATAGATACTCCGATAAGGTATCAAGTTGCGGAAGAATCAGCAGACTATGTGACGTCAAGCCACTATGAAATGCCTATATTTGGCACTATTGCCGCTGGTGCACTATCCGTTGTAGATCCGGTATCAGCGGAAAATGTAGAATATATAAGCATTCCAAGAGGATCGTTAGGAAAGTACAACACGGCAAAAGGTTTATTCGCATTAAAAGTTAATGGCGAAAGCATGAACAGGGTGATTCCAAACGGTTCCTATGTAGTGTGTAAACCGGTTGAGATTGAGGATTTGAAAGATGACGACATAGTAATTTTTAGTTACGACAATGAGTACAGCATGAAACGATTTCGAAGGATTGAAGAGGATAGAGTTTTAATTTTCAGTCCCGAATCACACGACAAGCGGTATCGTGATATAGAAATATCTTTTGACGCGCCAAACGACTTAAAAATTTATGCAAAAGTAATATGGTATGCAGTACTCTTAGATTAAGTTTTTAGCTAAAAATTTAATAGGCGGGTAGCTCCCGCCTCTCTTTAAGGAGGGATTTAAAAATGGCTAGTTTTAGAAAGCACAATAATGGTACATGGGAGTATAGGGTACGCTACAAAGACCGGATCACAAACAAGTACCGAGAAAAATCACAAAGAGGATTTAAAACAAAAAAGGAAGCACAACTCGCAGCAGCCCAAGTTGAAATGGAAATCGACCAACTGGGTTTCTCAGAAAACGGAAGTGAATTGGTCAAAAATTACTTTATGGAATGGCTTGAAACATACAAAAAACCAAAACTTAAAATAAATACGTATACTGTACAAGAAAGGAATGTCAGGTTAAACATTATTCCAAGATGGGGAAATTATAAGTTAAAAGAGATCACAAGAAATGAGTATCAAAAGTGGATAAATGAGTTAAGGGGACACTATACAGAGGGAACCGTTAGAAGGATCCATAGTATCATGAGTAGCGCACTAAATGACGCTGTCCATGAATTCCGTATTTTACGTGAAAATCCGCTGGTTAAAATAGTTATTCCAAAAAGCCAAGAAACTGAAAAACTTAAATATTTTACAATCGACGAATTGGAAAGATTTTTAAACGAATTAAAGAAACCGGTTAAAAATGCAAAGTATAAGCATTCTATACAATATCTCGTATTGTTCACGTTGATAGCAAGAACGGGGTTACGAATTGGAGAAGCGTTGGCACTAACATGGGATGATATTGACTTTGAAAATAAGTTACTATCCGTTAACAAAACTTTATCTTACCCGCTTAACACGAATCCAATTATTACAAGTCCCAAAACAAAAGCGAGCATACGAACAATAAAATTGGATGATCAAACCATAAAAATGTTGAAAAAACAAAAAATCAACCGAAATGAGATGTATTTAATGTATCGTGATTACAGGCAACCTGACACGAATATAATCTTCCATCAACATGAAGGGCGTTGGTTAAGAACTAATGTTGTAAGGGAGTATTTCAAAGAGGTTTGTAAACGTGCAGGACTTCCTGTTTTGTCACCACACGCATTAAGGCATAGTCATGCAGTACATTTGTTAGAATCGGGGGCAACTATAAAATATGTTGCAGAAAGATTAGGACACGCAAGCATAAAAATAACCGCTGATACTTACTTGCACGTCACCAAAAAAATAGAGAATGACGCGCTAGAAAGATACCAACGGTACACAAATAACTTATAAAATTTGTGGGTGAATTGTGGGTAATTCACCTACAACATTAACTAAAACACTTGATATAACAACGTTACCCGATACTACCTTCCATTTCAAACTTAATTATTTTTCAATATTTTTAATGGTAATAACGGGTAACAAACCGCTAAAAATAAGCATTTTTAAAAACGATACATCATAAAATATCATAATAAATTTTATGATTGTGGGTGAATTGTGGGTAAAGGTGGTAATATACAAATGAAAGAATTTTGGCATGTACAAGTTGAAAATGGCAAGTCAAAAATATTGAACGACATATACAAAGTCTCGCAATATGAAAAAGAATTACGTGAACAAGGTTTAAAATATAAAACTGATTACTACATTGAAAATAAATTGATTTATAAGTCCCAAAGAAAACTATGATAAAAAACACCCCTCACCGGGTGTTTTTTAATTCTATGTATAGATCTTGTAGCGCTAACTTTATTGCGCTCTCCCTTTCGTCGCTCTCCCCTATTCCGACGATCTCCTCATCTGTGTCAAAGCACTCAAACGCAAATGCCTTGTATGTACCGCCATCCAGTTTGTAGAGTTCGATTATTTTTCCTTTTCGCTTAAATAACTCACGCTCGACCGGTTGCATGTCACCACTCCTTTCTTCTATAAATTTCGACAAGTTTTGAGAAATTCCTTGCCGAAAATAAATTTTAACTTTTTAACCTTTTAGGGTTGACTATATAACCTTAAAAGGTTATAATATAGACATAAGGTTGATAAACGAGGGAGGAAACGGAAAATGAAAATGAAGATGATCATGGCAAACGCTTGGGACATAGCAAGAAGGGGTCAAAAGAAATTTGGAGGAAGTGTAAAAGATTACTTTGCAGAAGCGCTTAGAATCTCGTGGAAGTTATACAACGACGAAAAATCCCGCAAAGGCGGAGATCTTGTAGTAATCGCTCCTTGGTTTTTGAAAAAAGAACTAGGCCATCCTAGCGTTGTGCATACTGTGTTACGGGAATCTACTCTTTACATCGTCAAAGAAACTGAAAAAGCGTATCTAATTAAGGCAGTTGCAAAAGACAATCTACTTGGTAGCGGCGACGTGGTAAACGAGTTTTGGGCCCCAAAATCCGTATGTGCGTGAGGTGATGGAAATGGCAAAAAAGATGGATTTAATTGGTAAAAAATTTGAGAAGTTAAAGGTCATCGAAGAATTAAAAGAAAGAAAAAATGGTCGTGTTGTTTGGCGCTGCAAGTGCGACTGCGGAAATTATATAGATGTAGTAAGCACATACCTAACAACCGGACAGACAACATCATGTGGATGTGTAAAAAAAGAATTGGAAAGAAAAAATCTACGTGAGGAATATAACAGCAAACGTGTAAATGATGTGGTTTTGCCGTTGTTTAAAGGGAAGGAACCGCGAAAGGATAGTTCTACCGGTTTTAGAGGTGTGCAAAAATATTATACTCGTAAGTCAAAAGAAGTGCGGTATCGGGGGTGGATAACTGTTAACGGTAAGAGGTATTACAAGGCCGGATTTAAAACGCCGGAAGAGGCTTATTATAATGGTCGTTTAAAACTAGAAGAATTATATTTGCCAAAACAGGAGGAAAACAACGATGAAAGAAATAGATAAATACATGACCCCCGCCGAAGCCGCTCACCGGTGGGGAGAAAAACAGGAGACGGTAAAAAATAAATTGAAACCGTCAATAGCAGGCGAGGAAAACTTAAAAGAAATGATAGATCAAGGTCTTATTAAATTTTTCCAAAAGCCCGGCGGTAAACGGAAAGAGTGGATAATTTCCGAGAAAGCCATGGAAAAATGGTTCGGCAAAAAACCATAAAAAACTTTTAAAAAATTAACCTTAAAGGGTTGACATTAACCTTAAAAGGTTATATAATGAAAATGTAAGGAAGATAACCTTACAAAAATAAAAATCCTAAGGAGGAAAAAGAAAATGACATTAAAAATCCAAGGTTTAGAAGAAGCAAGAAAAGAGTTTAACAATTGGGGTGGGAATGCAGTAATATTTGTAGATTTTGAGGACATGACCGCTTGGTGCAGAGTTTCAGAAATCCCATCCTACCATTCCAAATCAATCGTTGCGGTTGCCGGTAAAGATGACCTGCACGAACGGAACAAGAAAGTCGGTAAAGAAAGACTAGATGACATTGTCAAAATTGTGTATAGCAAGTACGAACAAGGATGGACAAAGGAAAAGTTGCAAGAACCAATGTATTATAGCACAGATGAAGCACGCATCTTATGTTTCTAAATTGGAGGGGGACTGCCCCTCCCTACCAATAAAAGGAGGTAAAAAAAGTGAGAACAATCAGGTGTGCCGCCCCCGATTGCGACAGAGAATTTATACCTAAGATGCCGCACGCAAAGTATTGCTCTGATCGCTGTCGGTGGAGAGACGCAAAAAGGAAAACTTATGAGTCAAGATTAAAAGCTGGCTTATGCCCACAATGTGGTGGGCAAATGGACAGAGAAGAAAGTTATTGTACTAAATGTCAGACTTATTATCACAATCGATATATAAAAAGGAGGAAAAATCATGATAAGAGTAATTGATGGCACGCGGTACAATACGGATACCGCTGAAAAGATTGCCGAAAAGGATAACGGATTGTATATCACCGATTTTAATTATCGGTCTGCAACACTATATAAAACGAAAAAAGGAAAATATTTTATCTACCATGAAGGAGGTGCCGCAACAGATATTGCTCGCCTCACTGAGGACGGGGCGTACGTGTACGGGGAAATTATCGAGCCTATCAGCGAAGAAAGGGCTGAAAGAATAGTAAGCGGTAAAAGTACACTTTTTTAAACGGAAAATGCCGAGGAATAACTCCTCGGCAGTTTCTTCTTCGTAAATATCCAATTCACAATTTCAATCCGCACGCCCTTAGGGCGTGAATAAGTACACTTTTATAATAGTTTAACATTTATAAACTGTCAAGATCTTTTTTATTCCACGTCGTCTTTATACACCCACGAAACAATCTCCTTAAGTAATACCCTATCAGGCTTTACTTGCTGGATTGTGTAGGAATTACCTTTTACCCAAGATGGGATGGATTGACCAGTTGCATATTTACTAGCACTTGATTTAACTTTTACCCTTTGGCCAACCTTAAAATCTGTTGTTCCGGTCGACTTTTTGACTTTTAGCTGTTGACCGGGGTAAATCGTATCGCTATTCAACCCATTAAGCGCCTTGAGATTAGCTACCGTAGTACCATACTTTTTGGCAATCCCCCAAAGTGTATCACCGGGTTGGACTGTGTAGGTATCACCGGTTTGTGGTACAGGTTGTGATATTTTTTTACCACTTAGTGTTTCAGCGATTGCTCTACAAATAGCATCAAAATTTTTCTGATAGAGTTCAACGTCTGCGGTGCTTGTGACAAAGCATACTTCGATTAAAATTGCCGGTTTTGCTGTTTTTCGCAGAAAATATAGTTCTTTCCGTTGTTTTGCCCCGCGGTTTTTAAATCCTCCGGCGTTAGCAATTGCCTGTGATACTTTTGCTGATAAGTCCTTTTGGTCATAGTATAGCACTTCTACGCCTAGCGGATGGCTTGTACGTCCTGCGCTATTAAAATGGATAGAAACATCAAGCTCCCGATTTTTTGAGTTGTGGAAATTTACAATCGTACTTAAATTTTGATTTTGCGTTCGGGAAGTGTCGTCATGAAATACGTAAGTCGTGACGCCTAATTGCCTTAAATATTCTGCTGTTTTATCGGTAACCCTTCTTGCCTCTGTTACCTCGTCGATAATGTCACTTGCTCCACGTACATAGAGTGCGTGTCCGCTTGAAATTGCGATACTGTTTGCCATATATAACATCTCCTTTTCGTATTAAAAAAGAGCGACAATTGCCGCTCTTAATCTTGTTTCGGTTTTTTGTAAGTTAGTGCTTGTTGGCTGTCGGTTAGTCCGCTTGTCGTCGGGTCGGAGACAATACCTCCGGCAACTAGTACTAACAAAATAGCGTCAACATACTTTTCGTAGTGCCCTAAGTCCATTAGTCCTAAATCCGTAACGATTAACCCAATCAACGCAAAAACAGCCACCCAAAACGGATAGCTTTGTAATCGTACTTTCCAATTTATTTTCATTTTTGTAACATCTCCTTAAAGGTTTTTGTCCCTACCTGTCGAATTTTGTAATAGGAAGGGAGGTGTGAAGCTATGAAACAAAAGAATATTGAAGTTTCCAAAGAACAAGTTGCTCATGATTTAGCTTTACTAGTTGTAAAATTTAAAATGGAAAACGATAAAATCCACGTACTCAGAGAAATGGTAGACGAATACATTCAACAGTACTCAGATTTTAAAAATGTTCTTGAGACAAATTACAGTCACAGATTCACTAAATAACTTGTCTCAATCCATTACTTATCGGAGCATTATACACTAAATCTTTTTTTACATTGTCCAAAATGTCTAATGCTTGTTCGATGGTAAAACCTTTTAAACACCGTTTTATTTGGGTTTCAACCTCATCAATTTCCGGGGGTGGGACCTGGCTTAAAACACCTTTACCTTTTTCATCAATAGTAAATTTACCTTCGTTTAAACGCATGTCTACTCATCTCCTTTTTCTAACTTGTCAATACGCTTATGTGCTTGCTTGCTAGATTCTTCAACTCTTGTAATTCTTTCCCCTAATGCAATCATTTGCTTTTCATTTGCCTTTAGGTCGATTCGGATATCCTCAACACCTTTACTAATATAGTCTAGTTTTGTCTGTAACTTAGCGTCTTGCCTCGTGTCTGATTTTACATCTTTTTGTCTGTTTAATTGGTAGGTCTGATAGGCGATAATAACACCTAACACCGACACCAAAATTCCGAGTTCAACTGTCAAATGACCACCTTCTTTGTGCAAATTAAACGCCCTACTTATACAGCAGGACTTAGTTTCTCGATAATCGTTTGTTTTACAATGCCCGTTAATACCTCGATTGACTCGTTGCCTTGGTATTCTTCCGCAGTTAGCGGTACATAACCGCTGATATTGATTTCATGATTTTCCGTTGCCCCGGAAAAATACACCTGTACGGTATTAATTTTCCCCTCATTGTAGCTTATATTAATGTTCGTGATTTGCACGTTCATTCGTTTTCACCTCCTTCATTTTTCGTCTTTAATTCTTCCAATTGTTTTTCAAGCGATTCTGCGTACTCTACAATCGCCTGTCTTGCCGCTTGTTCGTTGGCAAGTTGTACTTCCAAGTTTGCTATTTTCGTAGCCAACAAGTTTTGGACGTTTGAAAAATCAAGGTTTACTGGTTTCATGAATTTTTGCCTCCAATAATGCTATTTTTTGTTTGAGATAATTATTTTCCGTTTCTAACCACGAAACGCGGTCAATAATGTTTCTTTGTGTTTCGTCAAGTTCTTTGACTCCCTCCCATAATAGTGACGACATGCCATATACGCTAATTCCGTTGTCGCCTTGAATGATTGCCGGTGATTCTTCAAGTATTAAGCCTGCTTTCAATGGCTCGTCCGGTGTGTCGTCTTTGTGACGATACTTGTAAACCGTTGTCTGTCTAATCAACGGCAACGCGTCCTCACTATCCGTAAATGGTTCTATGTCCTTTTTAATAGTTATTGACGACGCGCTATAAAAATCTTTGGCAACATGCCGGACCCATGTTACACCATCTGCCCCTACGCTCCAAAGTTCAGCTGTGTAAGCCGGAAATTTGAGCATGGATGAGTTTCCACGGATTCCAAGGTGTGCGTTTCCAAGGTTCATAAGTTCAATGGATTCCGGATAGCCGCCTGGTCTAAAAAAGATAGGTGTAAATGGCGCTTGCCTGCCAAAACGCACACCAAAAACTATGTTGCCAAATTTATCATCCATGTGCCAAAGCGCGTCGTCACTTGCCGTACTTGGCGCTTTGATATTTCCCCACTGGTCGAAATATATAGATGATGGACTCCTATCAAAGTGCAACTCATTAAAATCTAGGTACATATTTCCGGTTGGGATACTTATTACAAGGTCGTTCAACCTTCTGTAAAAACTACCGGATGGGTTTCCGTCAAACCAGTCATCAAAAGAGATTCCCCCGCCGTTCGATATATAAATACCTTTGCCGGAATCATTTTTCACGACCATGCCAAACAGAGTTAAGTCGATTGTTGTACCATCCTTTTTCACTCCGTTTTCGACTTGCCCTGTTTTAAAACGTATTTTTCCGTTCGAAACTTCGAAGCTACCCCAGCTGTTGCCGAAATTGTATTCGGTGTCTGTAAATCTACCTTCGTTGTATATCCGATTGTTCGTTATTTCTGTGTAATTGTTGGCGTCCAAAACCGATTTGATGGTACTACCTTGTATCAATACACCATTTAGGGTTCCGGCGGTAACCGTACCTAAATTTGCGGTTATCGCTGATAACTCCGTAACGTTTAGTTTGCTGACGTCAATTGACTTTGCTGCAATTCTAGCGGCACTTAAATATCCGGTTGTAATTTTTCCCGCGTCAAGGTTTGATATTTGCGCATTGCCTATTGCCCCGTTTGCAATCAAAGCATTAGTAATAGCAAGGTTAGCAATGGCATTTGTACCAAACTGCGCCGCAACCCAATTTGAGCCGTCAAACCTGTGCATTTTGTGACTGTCCGCTGTGTTAAACCACACGTCGCCAATCTTACGCCCCACCGTCGACGGTGCGGTAGCCTGATAAAACACCGTATTCTTTCCGTCCGCTGTGCTTTGTGCGTTTTGTGCGTCCCGCTTGGCCCGTTCAGTACGTTCAGTAATATCTTCTTGTGCTATGGAAAATCCTGTTGGAATATTTCCTCTTTCTAGTTTAGGCATACAGTATGTTACTGTACCGGATTGAACAACATATACTCTAAAGTATGCGTAAATGTCACCTGAATAGTTTGGTACAGTAAATGTTCCAAAACCATATCTCCAATCGCCTACTGTTCTGTCCAATGAAACATTAGCTGTCCCTAATCTAGTTCCTGTACGGTCAGCTGTCCCGTAATATTCCACTTCTATAACCAATCTATCCGCCTCAACCTCAACTTTATACCATACACTTAGAGTAACTTGTTCTCCCGGCTCAACTTTTACACCACGTGTTGAAATCATTCCAGCCCAAACGTTTGAGGTTCCCGTCCTTACGGTTTTCAAACCGTGAACATTCATATAGGCATTTTCAACATACTCATAGCTGTTTAACCCATTAAAACTCCAATAATTACTGTTGTCCACTAGGTCAGCATTTCTTACGAAGTTTCTACCATCAACTTTTACGTTATCGTACAGTGGACTCCACGAGTAATCAGCTGGATTGTTTGACTCCGTAGGTGTTGTTTTATTGTATGCAAGCCCTAAATACCGCTTGCCATTCGGGCTATCAGACATGCCAGCGCCCTTGTCGTCGTCCGCATACTTGACCCATGTGTAAGTCGTTACCCCATCTGCGCCTTTTGGACCTTGCACACCCTGCGGACCTTGGATAAGCGACCAACTATAGTCAGCATAGTTGTTTGATTCTGTTGGTGTCGTTTTGTTGTATGCCAACCCAATGTATTTTTTCCCGTCCGGTGTATCGGACATGCCACTCGTTGGACTATCCGCATATTTTATCCACGTATAGAGCGTTTGCCCATCTTCACCTTTTGGACCTTGTACACCTTGTGGTCCCTGTGGACCTTGGTCGCCTTTTGGTCCTTGTATAAGGCTCCACGAGTAATCACCGTAATTAGCAGACTCTGTCGGCGTAGTCTTGTTGTAGGCTATCCCCATATATTTCTTGCCCGTCGGGTCGTCACTCATTCCAGATGTAGGACTATCTGCGTACTTTATCCAAGTATAATACGTTTGCCCGTCCGTACCTTTTACACCTTGTGGTCCTTGAATTAATGCCCACGTGTAATCGGCTGGATTGTTTGACTCCGTCGGTGTGGTTTTATTGTAGGCTAACCCGATATACTTCTTGCCGTCTGGGTAATCTGACATGCCGTTTCCGTTAATGTCATCAGCGTACTTAACCCACGTATATAGGCTCTTGCCGTCAGCTCCGGGCGGACCTTGGATTCCTTGGTTGCCCTGTGGTCCCTGCGGACCTTGGAATTTCGCCCAGGTGTAGCTGGTTGGATCTTGGGAATCCTCAGGCGTGAAATCAGTGTATGTCCCGATGTAGGTTGCGTTGGTTGGGTCGGTCAATGAAAATCCTACCGAGCCATCGGCACTCTGGGCATATGCGATGTGTAGGTAGGGTGTCTTACCGTCTGCTCCTGCTGGACCTGGTAGCCCCCGTTCCCCATCTGCACCCTTAATCAGAGTCCAGTTGTATTTGGTGGGGTCGGTGCTGTCCATGAGTTCATTGTCCACATAAATCCCGATGTACGCCTTGTTTAGGGATTCGGTGGTGGAGAAATCGACCGTACCATCTGCGGAGTTAGCGTACGCGATGTGAGTATAACTCGATACCCCGTCCGCCCCTGGTGGTCCTTGGAGCCCCTGGTCCCCCTTCTCACCCTTCGGTCCTTGTGGACCCTGTGGGCCTTGTTCCCCGTCATTGACGTTTGTCACTGTGATTTGTCCAATTGATTTTGCGCCCTCGTTTTCAACCGTCACAATGTACGTTTCTTTTTCGTCGATGTTCCGGGCGTAAACCGTAATTGATTTCCCTGACGTTGCGCCGACAAAGTTTCCGTTTTTGTCATACTTGGACCAAACGTAGCTATAAAATAAGCCGTCATTATCAACTTCTTTTCCGCCTAAAAACGTGACTGCGGTAAGGTCGGTTTCACCGGTTCCATTTTTAAAGACGGTCCCTGCCGACGACGTGACCGACACTTGAACGAGTTTAGATAGTTTATCATTGAGCTGTTTTTTCAGCCCAGCAATCTGTGCCTCGAGGTCGGCTTTGGAAAACTCTTTGTAATTGCCTAACTTAAAGTCTAGTATCTTTCCTGTACTTGGCTGTTCTTTTATCTCGAGTACTTTTGCTTCAAGATATAGAGGCGGTGTATAGCCTTCGTCCTTGATTCGGAGGGTTCTATCTAATCTGACTTTTTCATGCTCTTTGCCCGGGATATACTCCAATATCGCCGCTTGACATTCGTAGGTGACAATGGCGTCAATACGCTTTTGTAGTGCGTTTTGACCGAGCGTACGTAGCCTTTCTATTGTCACTTCTTCCGCGGTAATTTGCGGCTCGTAAACCTCGATTAGGTGCTGTCCGTTTCTGCCCCACCGTTGCAACGCGTCGTTATCCTCAACTAACACGGTTAGCCTTTTTCCGCCCTCTTGTTCCGGTCCCAACACTAACAACGCGGTGACAATGTTTTGAGCGTCCTCGATACGACGTAAGCCGATTAAGTCCTTGCCAAACACTACCTCTTTCCCGTCAAACTCATCATCCGGCAAAGTCAGGTCAACATAGCGGACGATTTTATTCCCTTCAACCGCAACTCGGAAACGTAAATCAAGTCCAAATTCAGACGCGATAATTTTTAGTAGATTATATGGGTTCGTGTACTCCTCAATTTTCAGAGTGCGTATACCGTTGTAATCAACTTTACCCTTTCGCCATTCTGTACCTTCAAGCGCTTTTGTCGTCGCTGTATCGGCTGTTGCGCCTTGCAAAGTCTGCGGCTCTATGATTTTGGCTTTTTGCAAGTCAGTAAAAGTAGCATTTGACTTTATAAACTTTTGATTTCGTGAGTTTTGTTCAGCGTAAATGATAATGTACTCACTAAAAAAACCGTCCTTGTCTTGAAGTAACAGGCGGTTTCTCTTTTGTAATAAGTCAAACTTTTTCAGTGCGGTAAAATCAAATGTATTTTCGTTTTCAGATGATGTTACTTTTTCGTCATCAGTGTATTCACCGGCGCTTAGTGTTCCGATTATTTTGTCTGATTGCCTGTCCAAAATATGAATCAATGACACTTTATCACCACCTTTTTATCTATATTTTGGTTTGTATCTTAATTTTGCACTCTGAATCTTATCGACAGGTTCCACTGCTATGTTATTCCGCCCGGGTTTTAACTTGAAATAGTTCCCGATAAACGCCTTTTTATCGATAACAGATTCACCATTTATCATGATGTTGTCATTTGCATGGTCGAAAACAACTTTGTCACTTGCTTTGCCAATAATCGGCACTTGGTCGGCACTCAAATCATTGAGACGATACACCTGTATATCATCCACCCATTGTTCGACTACCCCTATATCACCACGTTGACTTAGCCGGACTTGTACTTGCGTAACCGGTGCCGCCACTGCCCCTTTGGTGTCCGTCCACGATTGGCGGAGTGCGAGTACCCATTGATCATTACTGCGGTAAAATATTTCACCGGTCCACACATTCCCTTTTCTAATCACCTTCATGATTCCACCGTACTCCCGCTGAAACTGATACTGATTCTCGTTGATTACATCTGCATAGCCACTTCCGGCATTTATCCGCGGGTAGATGGTGTCTAACCCGGGAAAGTGTTTTGTAACGGATAATATTGCCGCCATTTTATTGCTTGAATCGAGTAGAGATACCTCAATACTACCGGCTTGACCGTCCCCTGTTTTTCGCAGAAGAAAACCAATTTCAAACCGGAAATCTTGTACCGGTTCGGATAGACTTGTTTTCATGGCGGGACCATGCCAATGCCATGAATCCTGTCCGTAGTCATCTGTATAAAACTTGTTTCCATCTGTTTTCAATACACCCGTCATGGGTGCGTCGCCAAGGCTTTCACTTGAGGAGTTTGTCCAGCCGATTAGGTTTTCACCGGATGTTTTGAAAATTTGGGTTTCCGGTGGAGCTGGTACTTCTTCCTGTTTTGCCGGAAAGCCGACCATGTTTATTTCTTCGCCGTTCGAGACTGCGACATACTCGGTGTCCTCGTTAAGTGTGACCTCAATAATAGGCTCGGTTTCGACTGTGCCTTCAACATCAAAACTGGCGGAAGATTCGAAGGTGACTTCTTTTTCTGTGCCATATCCATATGGGTCTAAACATAGAAATTCTAATGTTCCTCTACGTAAAATTGAAAATTTTTCAAAATCTTCAACAGAATTTTGAATCAAGGCATAATAAGTTCTTCCTGGTTCATCATCAAACTGTAATTCAACCTCATTGTCTGTAATTAGCCAAGAAGTAAGCTCGTCTTTCAATTGAAGTGCATGTTCGTCGGATTGAACAACAAATCCAATTGGTTGTCTTATTACTAAAGGTTGAACATCACTAGATTCCAATAAAGCACCTGGTCTGCCCTGAATGTGAATAAGATTTCTTTGTATGGGGGCAAAAGGGGCTCTCTGCCTTCCCTGGAGTAGCATTAGCCACGGTTTTCTTATACCATTAAAAGTTAAACTTTTAGACAAATTGAGTCCTCCTTGCTTTATTAAACTCATGTAAATCTGTTTTTATTAAACTCTTGCAAATCTGTTATATCATCTACAACCCACTCTACAAAAACTCGTTTTTCAGGTGTAACTAATTGTATTACTAACGGTTGTTTAGGTGGTGTTGATTCGCTTAATTGACCTACAATCCGATTAGCTTCTCCACTCGGACTTACTCCGCTTGCATATGCCGGAATTCGATTAAGGGCACCAAGGATTTTTTTTGTTTCGTCGTGTGTAAATACTTGTGCCCCTCTTGGCAAGTCATATATTCCAAAGTCAAGCATTGCCCATCGGTTCCTACTTAGTTTTGCAAGTTCCGGGCCTTCTTCGGCTAATATTGCAGGTCCCCCTGGATGGTAGTCCGTACCCTTAGCATATGCACGTACATAATGGCCGCCACCGCTCGTGATAATATTTAAAGTTTTTGCTGTAGGATCGGCTAGTCTCCTGTAGTTGCCATCAAGATTTGTCCTGATATTTACATCCTTATAAATGCCTGATGATAGTT